AGTGGCGTCGCAATCCACCCGTTCATTGGCTGGTAGCAGCGGCGCTCAAGTACCGAGCGCCTGACGACGCACCTTCACCGCGCCAGCCGACAATTGCAGGCCTCAAGGCGGCTTTTCCAAACGGCGCGCTTTGACGAAGCCACTTTAAGCTCAAGGACTAGCGATGGCCGACGCAAATGTCTCCGTCAGCTTCAGCGCCTCGATCAACGATTTCGTATCGGGGGTCGGTCAGGCGAAAGACGCCTTACAAAGCTTCTCAGCTCCGTTCGGGGAAATTAACGCGCAATTGTCGTCTCTGGCCACCGCGTCGTCTCAAGCGTTCAGCCCCGAGCGCTTGCAGCCTTATCGAAATGCCCTGGATGCAACCAACGCCCTCCAGCAATCCTTTGCTGCCGACGCGGGCCGAGCCGCTGCGGCGTTGCGAGCCGGCGACGACGCCTCATACGCCGATGCGACTCGGGCGGCGCAACTCGCCGTGTCCGAGGAGGTTAAACTCCTTGCGGATGGGTTGAAACAGAAGCTCGCGCTCTACGCGGAGGAGGCTCGTTCCTATGAAATCACTCAGCAGCAAAAGGTCGAGCTCTCTCAGCTGGCGGTTGGTCAGGAATACGACGCTGAACTCGCGGCGCTGCAAAGAGAGGATGCTCTAGGCGAGCAATCGCTTGCCTCAAAACAACGTGTCGATGACATGCTCATTGAAGCGACGCGCCGCCGCGACGACCAGATGACGGCGCTGACCCGCTCCGCTCTGCAGGAGCAGGAGCGCGACTATCAAGCGTTCGGCAGTTCTATCGCTCAGGCGCTCAATTCCCAATTGCGCGGGCTGGTGACCGGCACCACTACCTGGCACACCGCATTTAAGAACGCTCTTGATGACCTGCTCATTAAATTCATCGAGTGGTGCGAAACCTCGGTCGCGCACTATGTTTTGGCTGAGGAAATGAAGACGGCCGCGACCACGGCCGGCGTCGCCGCACGCACGAGCGCCGAACAAGGCAGCGCCGCGGCGTCGTTGGCCGCGCAGGGCGCGACGATGATCCGATCTATTCTCTCTTCAGCCGCGGAAACATTTGCAGGTGTGTTCGGCTTTCTCGCCCCCCTCATGGGCCCTCTTGCAGCTGGTCCCGCCGCAGCCGCCCAGGCCTCGGTCGCTGGCATGGCAGGCGCAGTTGCGTCGGCCGACATAGGGATGTGGCAGGTGCCTAGAGATCAGCTGGCGCTAATTCACCAGAACGAGCTCATTATGCCCGCCGGGCCAGCCGGCGCATTGCGCGACATGCTGACGAACGCTCCCAACGGGGGTGGCGCGGGCGGAGGCAGTGTCGCCATTCACCCGACGACCCATTTCCATGTCAATGCAATGGACGGCCCGTCAGTGGCATCATGGATGCGCTCTAACGGTCCTGGCATGGCCAAGGCGCTCGACCAAGCCGTGCGGCACGGCGCGGCGCTAGGGCTGAAGCGGCTCAACGGCCGATAATGCCCAATCCTACATTTACCGGCGCCCATCTGCTGCCGTCGACGGGCGAGTTCGCCTACGACACGCTCGCCGCGTTGGGTTGGCAGCGCGGATCGAGCGGGCTCAATAACGCTAGGATCATGAATTTCTTCAATTCGAATCCTGGCGTTTCGCCGACGGATTACTCCGTCGCGATGAATCAGCTCCAGGCGCAAAACTCGGAATGCAAGACGATCAGCTTGGTCATCTCCTGGTTTTTCAATTCCGAAGACGCCTCGACCTGCAACATCTACCCGTCCAGCAACTTCCTGCTCGGCGCTTTCGAGCAATGGAATGGGACAGTCTTCGAGCCGATCCACTGGATGGTGTCTGGACTCACTGAACAAGATTATCCCGGGATCATACCTCTTCCGAACCTGCCGGGTACGTCGAATTTCGTCTACGGCGGCACGCCGAGCGATCCGAGCATCGTCCGCTGCATCCGCGACCTGAAGAGCCGTGGATTCAAGGTGGTCTTCTATCCGTTCCTGCTTGGAACGAGCGCTGGATTTCCCTGGCGCGGCCGCATCTCTTCGGTTGGCGATCTATCGCAAAAGGCGACGAATGACGTCGCGACATTCATGGGCAACGCCGCGGTCGGCGATTTCATTCCCGACTCGGTCAACCTGACGGTCGGTTATTCGGGTGATCTCTACGACTGGACCTACCGCAGGATGATCCTGCACTACGCGAACCTCTGTGCGGTGGCCGGCGGCGTCAACCTCTTCGTAATCGGGTCGGAATTGCGCGGGCTCGAGATCTTGCGCGGGCCGGCGTGGACCGAGGCTGGGACCGTCGACGGCTCAGGAAAGGCGATCTGGGACTATCCCATGGTCGCCGCGCTCAACACGCTTGCCGATGATGTCCGGACGACGTTTGATAATGCCGGGTTCACGAAAGACCTCGCGACCGAATCGAACCTGATCACCTATTCGGCCGACTGGTCGAGCTGGATGGGCTGGCAGCACACGACCGGCGTCGGCGGCGCGGCGATCGGCGGGCAATGGCCTCATCTCGATCAACTTTGGTCGAATCCGAACCTCGATTACGTCAGCTTCGACAACTACATGCCGCTGACCGACTGGACGACTGGCACAGGCGGTTTAGACTCTCTGAATTGGCAAGAGCCGAAATACAGCGGAATATGGCCGCCTGGACCGACGCAATTGAACGGGCTAGGATTGACAGGGCCTTCAACGATCTACTCGACGCCTTATCTAAAGGGTAATATTGAGGGCGGACAGTATTTCGATTATTACTACGACGACAGCAAAAATCTTGGCCGCGGCCTCGATCCGAACGGAACAGACCTTCAGATCTCTCTTGCTGAAGGAGATCGCCTGACGCAGTCGCGCAATCCCTATTACGCTAACCAACAAATCCTCGCCAACAAGCAATTGCGCTGGTGGTGGAATAATCATCACCAGGCGGTCTATGATAACGGCGACGGAACGGGCTTTTCGCCGCACGGCCCACAAACCGAGTGGGTCCCGAACTCAAAGTCGATCCTGACGTTGGAATATGGCTTCGCTGCCTGCGACAAAGCGACGAATCAGCCCAACGTCTTCTATGATCCTAAGTCGACCGAGAGCTTCACGGCTTACTGGTCGATCTGGGATCCTGCCAACGAGGGCGGCTACCTTCCGCGGCGCGACGACACCATCCAGGCGATGGCTCTTCAGGCAGTCCACGACTACTGGAACACCGACGGCAACAATGAGACCGTTGGCGGCATCCCGATGCTGCAATGGGACTTCTGCTGCGCCTGGAACATCGATGCGCGGCCGTTCCCAACCTTTCCGCTTCTAAGCTCGAATTGGGGTGACACCGGCAACTGGCAGCAAGGCTTATGGATCAATCAGGTCTCCGCCGGGCGCGCCGCGCTCCCGCCACCGGCGCCTACCCCCCCGCCGACGCCCCCTACGTTTCCCACATTTCCAAGTCTCGCGACGCTTGGATGGTCTGTCCGCATCAAGCCAAAATTCAGCAACCTGCTCGCGCAGCACGTCAGCGGCCGCGAGACGCGGACTCAGCAGGACGCCAACCCATACTTTGACATCGAACTGAGCTATGATGTTTTGCGGTCCGAGGCTGCGTTCGTCGAGCTACAGGCGATCGCCGGGTTCTTCGCGCAGATGAGCGGCCAGCGCGAGCCCTTTTGGATCGCTCCGTTGGGCTTATCCGCGGTCACTGACCAAGTGATCGGGATCGGTGATGGACAGACAACCGTTTTCCCACTCTTGGCTTCGATCGGATCCTATACCGGCCCAGTCTACGGAACGTCGGCCGTGGCAGCGCTCTACCTGAACGGAGTCGCGCAGCAGTCAGGATGGACGGTCTCAAGCGGATATCTACCGGCGATCACGTTCACGTCGGCGCCGGCCGCGGGCGCCGCGATAACAACTGACTTTAGCATTCTGTGGCTTTGCCGGTTCGCCGAAGACGTACAAGACTTCGAGGAGTTCATGGCGATGCTCTGGACGCTCCGGACGGTACGGTTGACGACGGTCAGGCCGTGAAATGACTACGCCCCCGTCGTTCCCGACGCTCGCCGGCCTCGGCTGGAGCGTGCACAAAAAGCCAGTGTTTTCGACGGTCGTCGCGAGCCATGTGTCAGGCCGAGAGGTTCGCGACGCTCTTTATCGGAACCCACTCTGGGAGTTCGAGCTAACTGTCGACGCGCTCTCGTCATCCCCGGTTTCGTATCCAGGAGCCGGCGCCAACTCACTGCAGACGCTCATGGGATTTTTCCTGCAGATGCAAGGGCAATTCGGCACTTTCCTTTACGCGGATCCAAGTGATAATACGGCGACAAACGTGACCTTCGCCACCGGCGACGGGGTGACTACGATATTCACCTTCTCACGCTTTATGGGCGCGTTCCTCGAGCCGGTGAGCTGGGTAACCAGCGTCTCAAACGTTTCCTTGGACGGCATCAATCAGACGTCCGGCTGGGAGCTATCGGCACCGAACTCCCTTCTATTCTCGTCCGCGCCTGACTTAGGCGTGTCGATTGCAGCGACCTTTACGTATGCCTTCGAATGTCGGTTTGATTCTGACGACCAGGATTTTGAAGAATTCATGTCGAACTTATGGCAGGTCAAGAGCGTTAAGTTCAAATCGGTAAGGACGTCGTGACGCTCTAGGTCATCCCTGGCTTACGCGAGAACTCGCAGAACTCGGGGCGCATCCATCGCCGAAGTTCTGCGTCAGTCCGCCGCCCGTCGCGCCGAAACGGGTGAACCCAGCACGTTGGTCGCGGAGGAACTGACAATGTCAGCTGTAACACGCCTCTGGATGATGTTCAGGCAATGAAAAACACGACTGCCGCCGTTATCAACCTCGTCAACGCCGCTCGCGCGGCGCCTGATGCGCCGATCGCGTTTGCCGAGTGCTTCACCTTCCTCACGACGACCGGGACGCAATACACCTGGACGAGCGTCGATTACGACGTCGCCTATAATGGCTTCACCTTCAGCGCCTCCGGGCCGCTCGTCTCAGGCCTCAAGTATAAAGGATCAGTTGGCCTTGAAGTCGACAAGCAGCAGATCACCATCGCAGCCAGACCAACCGACATCATCAACGGAGCGCCTTTTCTTATCGCTCTCCGAGACGGCGCTTTCGATGGAGCTCCTGTTTGCCGTGATCGAGTGTTCCTTACGGGCCCAATGGGGACTGTCGTGGGCGGTGTTCGATTGTTTCAGGGACGGGTTTCGACCGTCGATCACGTAGGCCGGACTCAGGCCACGCTGACGGTCGCTTCGGATCTCGTCATCCTAGATTACGACATGCCGAGGAACCTGTTTTCGGCGACCTGTCTGCACGTCCTCTATGACTCCGGCTGCGGAGTGGTTCGCGGCACTTACAGCGTAGACGGATCATGCGGCGCAGGCTCGAACTCGAGCACGATCTATTGGAGCGGCGCGCGCGCAGGGGATGCGCAGGGCTCGCTCGTATTCACGTCGGGCGCCAACGCCAATGTCCGATCGACGATCAAAAGCGTCGGCGCCGGGTCGCTCTACAATCTCATGTATCCGCTGCCGTTCGCGCCCGCCGTCGGCGACGCGTTCACTGTCGCTTATGGTTGCGACCACACGCAAGCGACGTGCCAGAGCAAGTTCAACAATCTCGCGAATTTTCGCGGCTTTCCTTTCGTGCCGCCGCCGCAATTGGCCTACTGACCATGAAAGCCGAGCGCGCCTTTACCTCAGACCATCAACTGACCGTCGGAACGATGCTTGTTCTCGCTCGCGAGGTTTGCGAGGTATCCTGGCCAGACACATGCCCGGTGCGCGGTCTGTGGCTCTCGCATCAAAATACGATCGGGGAACCATATCTCGCTCTCGAAGCCGCACTGCCGGAGCCGTGGACGAGCATCCCGGGTTACAGCGACCACAAAGCGACCACGAAGGGTGATATCCTCGCGCTGTTCGATCGCGCCATTGAGAGGACGCGCGTATGAGCGACTCTCAGCGAGCAGCCGTTGTTGCCGAAGCGCGGACTTGGCTCGGGACGCCATATCACCACGCGGCCGACGTGAAGGGGCACGGCGTCGACTGCGCGATGATACTTGTCAGGGTCTACGCCGACTGTGGACTGATCGAGCCTTTCGACCCGCGGCCGTACACCCGTGACTGGTTCCTACACCGCAGCGAGGAAAAATATCTTGGTCATCTCTTCGGGCGCTCGAAAGAGGTACGCGATCCCGGCATTGGCGACATCGCCGTTTTCCAGATTGGCCGATGCTACGCGCACGCCGGGATCGTGAGCAGACTCGTGCCCTTCTCCATCATTCATGCCTTCGCTCCGGCCCGCCGCGTTGTCGAGGACATCATTGAGTCTTCTGCCGAGCTTAGCGACAAGCTGAAGACGGCCAAGTTTACGAGCTTCTGGGGAGGCGCCGATGGGCTTCCTTCGCCGTAGCAATAACGACAAGCCGGACTTCACCGCGCTTCAGATTCAGACATCGACATCGACCATGCCGATCCCGATTGTCTGGGGTCACAACAAGATCGCGCCGAACCTGATCTGGTACGAGAATTTCCGGGCCGTCCCTGGCGGGAGCGGCAAGGGAATCGGCGGCAAGGGCGGCCTGTTTGGCGGCGGAGCCTCGGCGAGCAGCTATACCTACACAGCAGACCTCATCTTGGCGTTGTGCGAGGGGCCTATTCAGGGAACTGGATTAATCTGGAAGGATCTCTCAATCTACGTTGCGCTCGAGCTTGGACTTGGTGTTTTCAACGGCACGACGCCGCAGGAGGTGTGGCCCTACCTCGCTGATCTCTACCCTTGGCAAGCGCTCGCCTATCAGGGAACGGCGATCGCCTGGGGCGCCGGCTATAACCTTGGCGATTCGGCGGCGGTCGGGAACCACAATTTCGAGATTTACGGCATACTCGGGGGGTCCGGCGTCAACGGTATCGACGCTGATCCGGCGCTCGTTATTCAGGATTTTCTGACCAACGCGCAATACGGCTGCGGATTCAATCCGGCCAGTATCGACTCGGGATCGCTGTTCACCAATCCTGACTCGCTTCAAGCCTACTGTCGGGCGATGGGCTATGCGTTCTCGCCCGCGCTGACCAGCCAAGAACAGGCCTCGAGCATTCTGACTCGATGGCTACAGATCTTCACGGTCGCCGCGGTATGGAGCGGCGGGTTGCTCAAGTTCATCCCCTATGGTGACACAGCGATCGAGCAAGGGCAGTCGCAAACCTACAGCACGCAATTCTCAATCCCGATCCCAATCCCGATTTCAACCGGCGTCTCACTGCCGGCGATCGTCAACGTCTGTTCGCCCGCACAGTTCGTTTCGGATGGAGGCGTCGTCTACTCGACTTCCGGGATCCCCTTCGCCTTCATCGGCGATCAGATCCCGAGCGTCGCCGGCACTTACGGCATGGCCGTTTCTGGCCAATATATCTTCGGGCCTGCTGATGAAGGCAAGCCTGTCGTCATCACCTATACGGCCGGCGCCGCCGGCAGCTTCACGCCGAATTTGACTCCTGTGTATGAGTTGACCGATCTCGATTTCATCGACGAGAAGGGCAACAAAGACCCAGTTCAAGTCGAAAGAGCCGATGTCTTCTCGCTTCCGACGATCCAGCGCGTCGAAGTCTCGTGCCGCGACAACCAGTATGCCGCCCTCCCTGTCGAGGCGCGCGACCAAAGCCAGATCGAGATTTTTGGCCCGCGTGTTGGTTCGACCATCCAAGCACACGAGATCTGCGACGAGTTCATCATGGGCCCTCAGATCGCCCAGACGATCTTGCAGCGCGAGCTCTACGTTCGAACCAAGTTCACCTTCAAGCTGTCCTGGGAATATTGCCTCCTCGATCCGATGGACGTCATCACCCTGACGGACACCAATCTCGGTCTCGCGAACTATCCGGTCCGCGTCATCGAGATCGAAGAGGATGACAAAGGTCTGCTCGCTTTCACCTGCGAGGAACTGGTCACGGGCGTTTCGAATCCTGCATTCAACCCGGGCGCGACCGCGAATGGTTTCCAGCCCAACCAAGGCGTTCCCGCGGTCCCGATCAATGCTCCCCTCCTCTTCGAGCCTCCGCCAGGCCTGACCGGCGGCATTGCGCAGGTATGGTTCGGCGCCTCGGGCATCAACAACGGCGGTGGGTCGCAATGGGGTGGCGCCAACGTCTACGTCTCGACTGACAACGTCACCTATTCGCAGATCGCGGTTCTGACCGGGCCGATGCGGCAGGGCGTGCTGACCGCGAGCCTGCCGGCAGCCGCCGGCTGGGACTCAGTCGACACACTGGCCGTCAACCTCACGGAGAGCGGTGGGACGCTATCGGGGACGAGTCAGGCCGCGGCGCAGGCGGGCGCCACTCTGTCGCTGGTCGATAATGAGCTGATGGCCTACGAGGCGGCTACGCTCGTAACGACCAACAATTACAATCTGACCGGATTGGCTCGCGCTCTGAGCGGAACGGTCGCTGCGGCGCATAGCAGCGGGGCGCCGTTCTATCGGATTGACGGCTCGGTCATCCAGTACAACGTGCCGGCGAATTTCATCGGGAAAACGATCTATTTCAAATTTCAGAGCTTCAACATCTTCGGCGGCGGCATCGAGGATCTGTCGACCTGTGTCGCCTACAGCTTCACGCCGACGCTGCCTTCTACGGTCGTCACGTCGACGCCGCCGAACGCTCCTCCGACGCCTCCCGCGCATCCGATCGCGGTCCAGCTTCTAACCGGCTTCGCTCTCGACCTCGGCTCGGTGAACGACACGCCGAGCATCGCGGACGACTTCGGCCCGGTGACAGGGACTGTCGTCGACTTGATTGATCTCGGTGTCCTTCTCACCACAGTCGCCCATCCGATCGCCGCCCAACTCCTAAGCGGATCGCCTGTCGATCTGGGGCTCATAACCGGCGCTGTGACGCTTTCCGACGATTTCGGATCAACCAATGACACTGTCGCCGACGTCATCTCGGCGGGGACGGTTCCTTGAAACTTCGCGATTTCGCAACGGTCATCTTCGTTGCCGCAATCGCTGGGGCGGCCGGTGCCATGGCGTTCCTATCAATTCTTTCTGAATCCATGATCGCAGGGTGATCCATTGAGCGAGCAGCTTCAACTTCGGCGCGGGACATCAACCCAAGTCGCCGCCTTCACAGGCGCGGCCGGCGAGGTCGTCTTCGACACGACGAACAATCGCCTCGTGGCGAACGATGGCGTGACCGTGGGCGGCAATCCGGCGGCAAAACTGTCCGAAGTTATCACAAACACCCGGACGGCTGTCAGCGATGCCGCCTACACCGTTCTCCCGACCGATCGCATGGTGGCATACACCGCGCTTACCGCCGCACGTGTCGTCACTCTGCTAGCATCGAGCGCCTACCCGACAGGGACTCGCCTCGTCGTCATCGACGAAAGCGGCAGTTGTTCGCCCAACAAGACGCTCACGCTCAGTGCGGCTGGGACTGACACGATCGTCGGCGCTGCAATGGCGGTCGTCAATCAGGCCTACGGCTTCATTGGCCTTGAAAGCAATGGCGCCGGGAATTGGACGATCATCGACCAAGGATTCATGCCCGCTCTTGCGAATATTGCCGCGGCCGCGCACGGCGCAAACATCCAGGCCCAAGTGCTCGAGACGGCCGTCACCCTTTCGGGCCCGTCAACCAACGCCTCTCTCCAGATCCCGGCCAACTGCGTCGTCCTGGCCGTCGGCGCTAAAGTGATGACGGCGATCACCGGAGCAACATCCTATGAAATCGGCGTCGCCGGCAACCTATCGCAATTCGGCTCGGGTCTGAGCGTTGCGACCGGATCCAGCAACTTTGGCCTGATCGGTCCGACGGCTTTCTACACGAACACGACGATCATCATCACCGCGGCCGGCGGCGCCTTTACCGGCGGTCAGGTCAGGTTGTCGATTTCCATCCTTCTCGCAAATCCTTCCGCCGCATAGCGGCTGTCTCTTTCCAACAGGGTCGAAAATGAAGCGCATCCTTCTGGGCGCCGCGGGAGCGGCTGGCCTGTTCTTTGGCGTGCCTGCAGGCGCGCAAACCTATCAGGACTCTGGTGGCACATACGTCCGCGGCGTCGTGCCCATTCTCCCTGGCGTCGGGCCTCTGTTCACGAACACGAATCCGGGCAAGATTTCCGGCAGCTTCACAGCTTCGCTTACCGGTTTTCAGCCCACGCCGGCCTATGCGCAGCTCTCCGTCGGAGCGACATCATCGCGCGTTGCTCTCCCGAGCGGAACGGTCGTCATCGTCTATAATACTGGGGCGAACGCGGCCTTTGTGACGCTTGGCGGATCGACCGCGGCCGCGACAGTGGGCAACGACGTCATCCCGGCCGGCGGTTGGATGGCATTCACAGTGGGCCCGAACACATTTCTTGCCGCTATTGAGACCGCTGGAACGACTTCGCTAAACATATCTGGCGGCACGGGCCTGCCGACCGGGGCGGGCGGAGGCGGGAGCGGCGGAGGCGGGGGCGGGGGCTCAAACGCTTCGGTCGGAGCGACCGGGTCGCCCGCGCCAGGCTCGGCGACATACAATGGCCTGCTCGTCGCTGGCGGCAACATTGTCGGCGCGTCTGGCTCGGCATGGGGCTCGGCGCCGACGGGGCTCAACGTGTTAGGCGTCAACGCTGACGTGCTTTCATCCGCCCTGCCTGCTGGCGCAGCAACTGCGGCGAATCAAGAAGTGACCACAGCCGGCACGAGCGCAACGAGCGCCCAAGCTGTGCAGGGCGTCACCGGCGGCGTGCCGATGCCGACGAGCAGCGCCAACACCGGCGGAAGCCCTACCAGCATCATTCAGGCTGGTGCCTCGGTCCCGATCAGTATCTCGACGGCTATCACTGCTCAGCTCGTCGCCGGAGTTAGCGGAAAGGCGATTTACGTCACAGCCTGGGATGTGATCGCGGCAGGGACAACCAACTTCACCTTCGAATATGGGACCGGAGGGAATTGCGCCGTCGGGACAGCTCCGCTCACCGGAGCTTACGCGCTCGTTGCGCAATTTGGTGCCGCGAAGGGCGGTGGCCTCGGCCCGGTCCTTGTCGTCCCCGCTGGCAATGCCCTCTGCGCCGTGAACTCCGCGGCGGTCCAGGTAAGCGGCTCGCTCGCCTATACACAATTCTGAGAAATCGAGAATCAGTAATGAAGCGTTTTCTCACATCGCTCGCGACGTTCTCGCTTGTCGAACTGATCGGCCGCTATCCCGTGCGGGCTGGCGTGCTGATGCTGCTTGGCGTCGGCGGCGGCGCGGGCATTGCGATGCTGACGACCCCGACCATTCTTCCGCAGGCCGCGTCGAACTTCAATCCGAACCAGAATATCGGCGGCACGACGAGCAATGGGCTGTTGGTCAATTATGGTGGCGCTACTGGAGCCGAGTATCTGCCTGTCGGTCCTTCCGCCGGTCTGACGGGCTCCTTCGCCATTTACTTCGAGGCGATGGTCGATCCGAATTTCGGCTCCTACCAGACGCCACTTAGCGGCGTTCTTGGTTTGTCGGGCGGATCGCCTGGACAGCCAAATTTCACGTTGCAACATTTATCGGCTGGCCAGCAGAACACCCCTTGGTGGCTCGATCCGGGAATAACCGTCTCCAGCCCGATTAACGCATCGGCTGGATCAAATTATAATACCGGCTTTTATCCGCTGACCGCAACGAGCGGCGGCTGTGTTCGTCCGCCATCAGGAGTCTGGGAGGGGGCAGCCTATTACTTCCAGCTCACCGACCCAGGTCATGGCTGCGCCGCCGCGCCCACGATCAGTATGGCGTCCGTACCGAACGCTGGCGGTCAGCAAACGGGGATCACAGCCACTTGCGCAAGCGGCGGTTTGGGGATGCTCGTCACAACGAGCGTTCCGGTCTCTCCCGGCCTCTCGCCTGGCATGGCTTATTCGCTGAGTGGGTTCACCACGTCTCCAACAAACGCGATCAACACCACGTTCACTGCAACGTCGGTAAGCGGTTCTGGCCCCTATTCAGTCGTTGGGACGATCGCCGGGTCATGTCCGACAATCAGCAGCACGGGCAGTTTCGGCAGCGGAACCGGCGCGACGCTCAGCTTTTCCGCGCCGAGCGCCACCAGCCCCTTTGGCGGCATGACGGGCATCACGACGAAACCTGGCCAGCATATCTGCGGCATTTTCGGAGCCTATGGCGATGATGCGTCTTCGCCGTTCCCAGGCGCGCAGTTTATCCATATGGTCGACGACAAGGGCATTCCGCTAAACGGAGCCCCGGCTCTGATTTCGTACCCGAATCAGGGCACGGCCAACTTTCAAGGCTACACCGTCGTCAACACGCAATCGCCGAGCTCGCCCGCGCTCACCGTCACGGCGATGAATCCTTATACGATCAGCGCCGGAAGCTATAGCGGGACGACCGGCTTCGTCACCTTCACGACCTCGAGCGCGCCCGGCTTCGTCGCGGGCTCTGAGTTCACCGTTTCCGGCATGACGAACACCGGTTCAACCGTCAACCAGACCTATGTCGTGGTCAATCCGAGCGGCCTTTCGCTGTCCGCTCTACAGGCCTCCACGACCATCGTGGGCAATCCGCTCAGCGGCCCCGGCGGAACGCTCCAGCCCTTCGCGACGGCGCCGAGCAGCATCAGCGCGCCGGGCGGCAGCCAGATGGTCTCGGTCATCCTGCCCGGCATGACGGTGCTTGGCGTGACGGGCGGCGCGACCAATGCATCCATCATCTCGCCTTATGGGACTTTTGGCTCGACGGGAACCGGAGGCGTCGGCACTTATGGCCTGACATCCAACCAGACATCCGGCGCAACCTTCACCGTCAGCGCGGCCTCGGGCTTGCAAATCACCGTGACCGGGACCACGACCGTACCGATCGTGGTAGGCACGAATTTCACCCTGAACAGCAACAGCTATGTCATCGCCTCGCTTGGGACGGGGACTGGCGCTGCGGGGACGTACAACGTCGCAAGCGGATCTCCGGCCGCTGGCACGGCGACGATGACGGGCGCGCTGGGTTCTTCGGGAAGCCCGGTCAGCCTGTTCGCCTACACGACATTCCTCTACACCACACCCGCAACAGCGAGCACTGCCGCGTATGGCGGCGTCGTAACCGCAAGAGCCCCATCCTATGAAGGCGATTTCTTCAGCAATATAGGCTCCGCCTACACGTATGCGAACGTCCAAAAAACCGGCTGGGGCGGGACGATCGGCAACGTCGCGATGCTTTACAAGCCGTTTCCTTTGGCCAACGGCTCGCCCAGCACGGCGGCGCTCGCGAATCTTTGCAAGAAAACGCCGGGTAACGACATCCAGAGCTTCGCCGCCGCGAACGGGATGATTGTTCATTCGTTCTATGAATTGAATGATCTGGGGATCTGGGGCGATTCAAGTTATGCGGACTTCACCGGATCGATCAGCGGAACCGCGCTAACGGTCGCTTCGACGCAATACGGATCAACATCCGCACTTGCGTCCGGGACGGTTATCTCCGGCGCTGGGATCGCCGGATGCCCCGCGACATGTCCGACGATCGCGAGCGGGTCGGGAAGCTCCTATGTGCTCAGCGCATCAGGCGGGACAGTGGCCAGCGAGCCTATGAAGGCTGGCGCATACAAGCCCGCCAAGCCTGTCGCCTCGCAGAACTTCCAGGGCTCGATCGCGGGTTCGACGCTCACTGTGACGTCGCTCGACCCCAGCGGCAATCCAAACTTTTCAAGCTTCTCTGGAACGCTCGGGACCAGCTTCACCGCTCGAATCGACGCTGGCGGAACCGCCAACGCCGCGGCAGGCAATGTGCTGACACTCACCGCGCCTACGGGTACGCCCCCGGCCAACGCCGTCGTCGGCATAGGCACCGTCGTTTGCCCGCCCGTCGCCAACCCCTCGGCCTTCACCTGCGCAACGGTCACGGCTCTCGGAACCGGCGACGGGTTGGCTGGGACGTATACGATCAATGGATCGGCTCAGAACATCACGGGACAAGCCATGTACGGCAGCGGCCCGTTGCCTGGGCCAGCGACGACGCTGCAGACCAGCGGCACGATCGTTGGGACGCCGGCCCAAGGCATGTTCATAACCGACGCGACGCCCGGAACTTTCCTGACCGGTTCGCCGCTGCTGATCACAGGCGTTGCCGGAACGAGCCCGAACTACGTTATCACCGTCAATGGAAACTATTATCCGGCGAGCACGTCGGCGACGGCCATGAACGCCTCGCTCTCGACCATCATTCCCGGCGAATATATCCAGAACGCAAGCATCACGACTCCGGTGAAAGTGCTTGGCTATGCTGGCGCAGGAGGCGTGACCGGCGCATTCAACGGAGGCCCCGGGACTTATACGCTTTCGACGAGCGCCAACGGAACGATCTCCTCGTCGGCTTTCACCGGCACGACGATCACCGACGGGGGCGCAGTCGCTCCGGGACCGGCGCTCACCATCCGCGACCAGGGTCCGGGCGTCATCTTCCCGGTCAACCACAGCACGAACACCGGAACGCTCGTCCTTTCAGGAACCTATGACACATCGCTGCTGGGAGGAACGCCGTCTGGAATCCAGGCGAAGGTTTCCGCGACCGCCAACGGGTCGCCCATCTCCGGGTGCTCGGCTTGCGCATGGACCAGCCTGTCCAATTATTCGGTGACGCCGTACACCTTCTCCGGCTCCATCACCACGGGCGGCGTCATGAGTGTGCCCCTCGCGAGCGTCCAGCCCGCGGTGGGGAACGCCTTCACCGGCGCTGGATATAGCGGCTCGATCACGGCGTCCTCGGCGCCCGGGACTTACACCGTCAGCCCGGCGCCTGGATCGACAGTCTCTTTGGAGACGATGACCGCGACCAATGTCCATAATTGGACCGGAAAGGCGACGGGCATTCCCGGCGGCGGCCCTTATTCTGTTTCCGTCCAGGCGGCGAACGGCGCAGGATATGCGACGCTGCCAAACTCCATCCGGGTCGGCGACGTCTTCGGTCTCTGGGCGCAAGGACAAGGCGGCGGGGCCGTCACCGCCCAAGGCGGCACGA